TGTTCGTCTTTTCCCTGTTCTACATTGATTGCATCCTCCAACTCTCGGTATCCGTCATTGAGTTCTTTGGATTTCTCCTCAATATCTACAATCTTATCTAGGCGAAATTGTTCCTCAATGCTTTGGGTACAAGTAGGGCAAACCGAATTCTCTTGGAAAAACTTATGTTCGGATACTAAGGTTTGTATCTTTTGTTCCAGTTTTGCTTTGATTGAGTTGAGTTTTTTCAAACTAGACTTTGAATTGTTAAGATCCTCTAACTTTGGTCTCAAGTCATCCTGAATGGTTTTCATCAGGACTTCATTTTCTTCCGTCAGTTCAATAAGTTCACTATCCAAAGTTTTCATGTAATCTTCTTTTCTTTGGATTCTTTCTTTACCACTCTTGTCCAAATCTTTGATAAAGTTTTCTTGCATCTCGATCTTTTCCTCAACCAAGTCCTTTTTGATTGAGTATTCACGAATGAGTTCATTTGTTCTACGCATCCTATCCTTAAGGATGTTGTTCATCGTAGAAAATATCTTAATATCCAATAGATCCTCAACAATCTCTCTACGATGAGAGGATGTAAGTTGCATAAAAGGAACAAAAGTAGCCGAACCCAGAATGACGGTCTGGGTAAAAGACTTATAGTTCAGTTTTAGAATATTTTCTTCTAACTTTTTCTGTTGATCTTGTGCGGCCGCATCCTGATCTTGAATGTTACCGTCAATCCAAATCTCAAAGATGTTTGGTTTGATTCCTCTTACAACTTTATACTCACGATTGCCAATGGAAAACTCAATTTCAACCACACAGTCTTTTTCATTTACTGCGTTGATGAGTTGGGGTTTATTAATCTTTCGGAATGGTTTGTTATACAAAGAAAAAGTAAGAGCATCTAGAATAGTACTCTTACCAGAACCATTAGTTCCTACAATTAAATTTGTTTTAGCATCTTGAAAATTTACTTCAGTAAATTGATTGCCCGTGGAAAGAAAGTTACGCCAACGGATCGTTTTGAACAAAATCATATTTTCTAGGAGGAATCACAAAATCATCGGGGGTTATAATTGCATACTTGTAATTATACTCGTGGCAAGTCTTTATTGCAAGTTCTGGGTCTATTTCGACCACTTCCATATCTTGATAATCTTCAGCTTCTAGAAGACCTAAGAATCTTTCTGCATCATCTTCGTCTTGAAAAAAATAAAGAGTCTTATCGCCATAACTATCTCTGACAGCATATGCACCGTCTTCGTCTCCGCATGGCGTTATCATGTACATACCTATTCCATCTCGCAAGCTTCTTGATAGACCTCTCGCAAAAGTGTTTTGACCTTTTCTTTATCTAGATCAAAATCAGAGTCCTCCACATATTTATTTAAAATAGTGATGGTATCCTCGACTTTTTCAGAATCGAACTCAACATCATCATCGTTGACATCAAAGTTTTCAACAATTTTAATGTCTACAACACCCGTCTTATAGATCTTATCTACAAACTTTTCAAAGACTAATTGATCAGATTTTTTGCGAACAATAATCTTTACGATCTTATCTTTGTACGGTTCTGAATTGAACAATTGTGGTTTCTGATCTTCATAATAAATCCTCTCAAACATTGTATGAGGATTTTCGACAAACTCTAATTCAAAAGTCTCTGTGTCAAAGAAATTAAAACCTCGTTTATCATTTACATCATTCCAGAATAACTGATATGGATTACCAAGATAGAAGATCTTACCATTGTTGGAACGAGTGTGATAGTGTCCAGAACATACAATTCTAAACTTATCTAAGAGACTGGAATCCATACCATGTTGTTGAACATTCCCAGGATAAACAGCAAATCCTTGAAGTTCAAGGTGACCAAACGCAGCTTTTGCCTTGGTCTTTGACAACTTATCCATTGTCTCCTGTTGATTCTCAGAAGAAATCCAGGGAATCATAAAGGTCTTCATTCCCGCAACATCATATTCACCAGGACTAGAGATAGGAACAATGTTGTCATACTCTCTTAAAAGGGACTCAATGGAGTTGACTTCATTGGTGTTCTTATAATATGCGTCGTGGTTTCCTACGATCTGATAAACAGTAATTCCAAGATCACGAAATTTATCGTAGACATTTTCTTTTGCCCAATTTAGAGCCCAAAAGTCAACGCTCTTACGATTATCAAATGCATCACCGAGGTGAATACAATGTTTGATATTTCTACGTTCTAGTTCTGGAAAGAAAACATCTTCATAGAACTTTTTAAAATAATCATGAAAGGTTTTACTACCTTTTCTGGCACCATAATGGGTGTCAGTCACACATGCAACTAGTGTCATTGATAATACATTTTTGTTTGAATAGAATCTTTGATACTATTATAGTCGGAAGAGTTGCCGTAGTCATCGTCCACGGTGAACACTTCATCGTACCCAGATCTCTCAATGATCTTAGAACGAATCTCCATTTGTTTCTTTTCCTTTTGAATCCTTCTTAAAAATGCATAGTGAATAATCTGTGTGAAATATGCAAAAGGATTACTAGACTTCTCTGGATTGAAATTCTTAATATATTGAACACAGTTTTCAATGCCATCACAAATCATATCCTCACGGAACATATAGTTCACGAAGTTTGGTTTGTATGAAAGGTGTGTCGCAATCTTTAGAAAACACTCACCAAGGTAATTCGTAATTCTTGGAGATGGTTCTCCATTTTCTTCGGCTCTTTTTACTTTAATTTTATACTCAACAATGGCTTCTAGAAATTCCTTGTTGTTGACGTAGTGTTCTGATCTCTTTCTAGTTTTTGGTGCTTGCATAGTTCCATAAGTCCCTTTTATCTTAAGTGTTCTTATTATAACATTATGAGCAACTATTGACAAGACCCCACATAACCGGTACAATTACTCTGTGGAGTTTCAAAGATTAGCTATCTTTAAGATCTTGGCTTTTATAAAGTTTTTCTAACATTTTTCTTGCTTCGGAAACTGAAGACAAATAGCCCATTTCTGGAGTTAGGGGATTTTTGGAGTCTTTACTTTCCTGTTGTCTTAAATATTTGTGATACATTTCTATTGTTTCTGGATCACGAACTTCACTGATTGTTAAAACTTTATCCATATTTAATAGAAATGTATCGTCATCAGCAAATTTAAGCCATGGATCTATTTTATATCCTTGCATTCCAATTTGTTTCATAACGACTACTTCAATAGTTACTGGATTGTTTAAAATTAACATTGTTCTTCCATTTTCTTCGGAAGGACAAACAATGGAGAATATTTCTTCTCCAGAAATTAATTTTATTACTGCATAGAAATCTTCTTCCATTATTCTTTTAAATTAACTTGAACGAATTCATAGTTAAAATTCTCTTCATTATAAATTTTAACTCTTTCAATTAAGTGATTCAACGTATAATTTTTTCTTGAATTTTTGGTACAGTCATCAGCAATATCATAAAGAACTGCTTGAGTTTTGTTATCACCTTTTCTTAAAACTCTACCGATAGATTGCAAGTTTCTAATTCTTGATTTACTTGGTGAAGCAAAAATAACATTGTGTAGATTTTTGATGTTAATGCCTGTAGAGAAGGTTCCATATGATGCAACAATGATTGCATTATTTTCTCTTTCAGTAATTTCTCTTACCAATTCTCTTTCTTCGGCATCTATTCCACCATGAACGTAAAAAACTTTACGTCCATCTTTGACTGAATTATTTATTGATTCGTATAAAGGTTGCCCATGAGTTTCTACTCTTGAGAACAAAACAAGGGTGTTTCCAGTGAGATCTAATGCAAGGTTTTTAATAAACTTATTTCTTTTTGGATGTCCAATAATGAACTGAACTTCATCTTCAAAGTTCTCAAATGTTTGTGGATTGTGTTTGAGAATAATGATTTTAATTTGAAGTTTTGATAGATGACCTTTATCGATAAGTTCTTTAGTTTGGGTAACTTTGTATGAAGGGCCAAACAATCCTTCCAGAACCCATTTGTGTGTCTGAGTTCCATCAAGAGTTCCAGTGAATCCAAATCTATATTTGGTATTATCCATCTTTGTCATGATACCAACCAAAGATTTTGATTTGAACTGGTGAGCCTCGTCTCCAATGACTACATCAAACGCATCGTAGAACCCTCTAGGCAGTTTGTAGATGGACTGCCAAGTGGTAATGACCACAGGGAACTCATTCGTCTTCTCACGACCACTGTAGATGCGGTGGCAGAAGTCCTCAGCGTTCCATCCATAGTCCTGGAAGTCTTTGAACATTTGTTCAACCAGAGACGTTGTAGGAACAACTAGGAGAATCTTTTGATCTCTTTCTGCAAAATATCTAACAATAGAGTAAATCATAAGTGACTTACCCGATGCAGTTGGTGAGATTAAGAGTTTGCGATTATATTTCAACGCATCAAAAACTGCATCAATTTGATAATCTCTAGGTTTGTGTTTTGAGATACGAGTCATATAGTCCTTTACCCCTTCATAAGAGATCATCTCATTCTCTTCTAAAGGAGTTCCATAGAACTTATTGTTTTTAAATTCTACTTTGTAGTCCCATTTTTTAGCCCAAGAAACTACCTTGTCTAGGAGACCTACGTAAATTTCTCCTGTATGTGTTGAGAAAAGACGAATCTTACCATCCCAATACTTACTTCTATACTGAGGCATAAACTTAGCCCCAGGTACATCGAAAGTAAAGTGTTCTGATAGTTCCTGATAGATGTGCGGTTCTGCCTCAATCTTCAGGAAAACTTCGTTCTTTTTCGCAATTACAATATCAGTCATAACCTCTAATAAATTTCTGCCACTCAATGGCATTTTTCAGCTGGTATGTTCTATTTAATATAGTTTTAATAATGCTATCCAGATAGTTAAGCATCATTTGGTAGTATTCGATTTTGGTGGAACACTTGATTAGATCTTCGTCTGCATCAAGCCATTTGTCCAAATCGTTCTTTAATACTTTATGATCAAAGGGTTTTTCTACATATACTTCTGGTTCGGCTTTGCCTGTATAGTATTGCCACTTTTCTTTTCTTAAAATCTTATATTTGTTTTCCTGAGCTTTCTTCAGAGTCAGGATATTGTTGAATAACTTGTAGTATTTTGCATGAAGACTTGGAATCTTTGTGGATTCTATGTGAAGATTGTCCTCATCAATTTTTGAGTCTTCTTCCCAAAGTTTTTGAATTTCATCAAGATTCATAGTTAGAGATTTTATAAAGAACATACTTAAAAGTTACAGATGCAGTTGCGTATTGAACATCAACAGCAGTGGCATCAAATTCAATTTCAGAAAGGGAAACTGGAAACATTCCCTGAAATTTGACTAATGAAGATGGTTGAAAGTTGCTATTATAAACAATTAAAGTACCATCAGAGACATTCGGATCTTGTCCTGGATTGTTTGGATCACTTTCTTTCCATTCGGAATATTCATATATGCTTTCTGGATATCCCAATCCTCTCATCCAATTTTGTATTACCATGTAGTTTTCCAAATTTTCATCAATATTGAATCGAAGTTGAAAATCATCAAAAACCAATTTATCTCCTGGAATTGGGATATCCTTTAGATATGTTGGTTGAATTGCTGCACCAAGATTAATTCCTGGGATATTAGCCGATTTAGAAAAGAAGTCTGCTTTTGGAGCCCTTGCAAGATTAAACTTGAATCCTATGGGGCTAAGAAAATTTCTATTCGTTATTTGTTTATCAAATACTCCAGCCATGGTGTTTTATTTTTATTTATTTGCAATAAAAAAGGGGTCTTTCGACCCCTGGTAACTGAAGAGTTGTGAAATGGATCACATGAGGTTGGAAACCTTGACTCTTCTGTAGTAACGGTTTGCGTTGAGGCGTAGTCTGCCAAGACCCTGCTCGGTTCCTTCTGCAAATGGGTTTGCAACGATTCCGTAACGGGTCTTGAAGCCGATCTTAGGCTGGAAGGTGTCCTGACCAACGGCACGAACCATCTGGAGAGGTACATATGGGCAATAGAAGAGACCTGCGTCATATGCGCTGGAACCCTTATATCCAACAACGTAGTACTGGTTGGATCCGTCTCCACCACCGTTGTAACCAGCAGCATAAGGATCGATATAGACCTTATACTTACCTTGGAGAACACCAGCGAAGGTGTTACCAGTGTCATCAACGTTGAGGTTAGCGTTGAGTGCAGGGGTGTAGTCAAGTACACCAGCCATGGTTAGAGCGGAAGCAACGTCTGCAGAACAGATGATGGTGTTGCCCTTTCCTCTACGAGTGCGTTGTGCAATCGCGTTAGCATCTCTTTCGATCTGGAATAGAAGTCCCTTGAACTTCTCAACAGACCAACGACCGTTGGAGTCAACGTCGAGGTCAAATACACCCTGAGTTGCGGTGTTTGCAGTAGCGCCTTGCTCAGCAACCTTGTAGATGGTTCTGATGACTTCTCTGTTGATCTCAGCAAGGATCTCAGTGGAGAGAAGGTTAGCAAGTTCTGCTTCTGCGTTTAGACCGTGGATAGCCTTGAGGTCTTGAGCGAGCTCTAGGGAGTACTCAGCCTTGAGGGCACGTGACTTTGCAGTAACGGTGACTTTCTCGATCGAGAATGCCATCTCGTTGAAGTAGTTACCAGCACCATCTCCGAGCGCTTCAGCGTCGGCGGTTTGCATACCCTGACCAACGTTATATGGTGAAGGGTTGGTTGTAGCGCTTCCAACTGGGTTTAGAGCGTTAGGATTGCTACCAGACTGTGCGGTAGTACCGAAACCGACTAGACCATCAGAGAATCCACCTTCGAGTGAACGTCCGCTGTTCTGACCAGAGAATGCAGAATCTACTTCATCGTAGAATGTTTCTGCTCCAGTCTGGCTGCTGTAGCGGGAGCGCATTGCGAAGATGAGTCCAGTAGGACCAGACATTGGCTGAACGCCACAAATGTCATATGCAATGAGGTTAGGCATTGCACGTCTGATTAGGGAGATTAGAACTGGATCGAATCCAGCAACTCCACTACCAGCAGGAGCAACACCAGAGTTTGTTGGTGCAGCTTCGCCAAGGAACTCAGCGGATTCGCGTAGTTCTCTCTCTTGGTTCTCAAGCATTTGAGCTGTAACAGCTCTTCTGTGGGAATCTTTAATTTCTCCTAGACCACCATCGAAGTCTAGAACTGGAGCCCACTTCTCCATTAAGTGTTGGGTGTTAATTCCGTCCATTTTAGTTTGATACCTCTTTTAAGTGTTGTTAAACTGCGGTTTGAGTATTATCTAGAAATCACTTTTTAGCAACGGTGGAAAGAGCTCTTAAATAAGCATCCATAGAAGGTGAATTGTTCACTTCTTGGAAATTAGCTTCTTCTGTTAGATTTTCCGTTTCGTCAGCTGGAGCACTAGCGTGTTCTGGGAAGTAAGACTTCCTTAGAGTTACTAGTTTCTCACGATAGTTCGCTTCACTCTCAAACTCAACACTTTCTGCGAGGCTTGCAAACTTATCCTTTTGGGATAGTGCGAGACCTTCTGCAACTTCACCGAAAATTCTGTCTGCAGAACTTTCAGAGAGCTTTTGATTAAGAGCAATATTGCGCTCAATCTGCTCGTTGAGTTTTGTCTCCATATCATCAAGTTT